ACCGCCAAAAGTACCGATAAGTGCCAATCCACCAGAAATAAGTGCAGAAATCACGCTTGAATCCGTATCCATCACTCCTTGATTTTAATCAATGTATTGCTATCAATAGCGAAGTAGGATTGGTTCCTGAACTTTTTATAGTTCCAGTTTTTATCATACCTGCGTCAATACTTCCGGAGGAAATTTGACCAGCGTCAAGAGTGCCTGTCTTAATGGCATTTCCATTTAATGTACCAGCAATAATAGTATTACCATTTAATGTATTTGCTTTTATAGTATCTCCATCAAGAGTACCTGTTTTAATAGCTTCGCCACTCAGCGTGTCTGCTTTTATAGTATTACCATTTAAAGTGCCTGACTTAATGAGATTTGCGTTTGAAGTTCCTGCATTTATCCAATCGGCAACTATACCCTCTGTTGCAAGGATTTTTAAAACGGCATTTCCGTTTTTACCAACTCCTGCTATATATGTTTTGCCACCGTCTGATGATATAAAAATACCGTCAACAGTCTTTTTCCATATTGTTTTGCTATCGGATAAATTCTCTTTATCGTGCATATAACAAATAATTGAGCCATCGTCTTGAGATTCTACGGTTTCATAATACCCCATAGCATTTGTTGCAAGCTGATTCATCTGCTGCACTCTGATGTCATACTCGGATATTTGCATTTCCGCTTGCTTCTTAGCCATAGCAATTATTGTAGCCGACTGACTTCCTCCGGCACGATTCTTTTCGTTGAATGTTTCTGCGTCACAAGCTATCTGCATTTTATTGTCAATGTTATAAAGTAACATTTGTAATATATGTCTTGTAAGCATTTCCGCTGTAATCATATATAGTGACAATATCTCCTGCTTCGATTGACGGGTCGGAAATTATCTCACCTTCAAAAGGCGTTATAGTTTTCTCAAGGATATTATCAGAAAAAGCGGTGGCAAGCGAATTTACAGAGCCCTGTACAAGCGTTGCTGAATATCGACAAAAGCATTTGTGGAAATCTCAAGCTTGAATTATAAGGTTTATCAAACTTAGACATTGCGTCATAAGCTACAATCGAAACGAAATTTTCATTTTCAGTAATTTCCTCTGTGTAATAGATACCTTTCTTTATCCATTCGGTCTTTGTTGTACCGTCGTATTTTTGCTCAATTACTAAGCCTATCCTGACATCAAACTTTGCATTTGAAAAATCTATATCAGAAAGCTGCTTATTACTGTTGTCAAGTTCGAGCACAAGCTCTTTGATGATAGCACAGCCTACATCAAAACTGCCCTCATTAGATGTTGCGTCATTGATTTTTAAGCCGTTCTGCATTATGTCGCTATCGGTAAATATTTTTTGTGTGTTATCTGGAAAAGTACATATAACCTTTGCTTTAAAAGTTCTGCCTGACTGCTTAACCAACTCTTTATATTCTGATGATGTATTTTGCAACTATGACACCTCACATTTCTATAAAACTACACGATACATTCGTAACTCTTTGTGTTCCATCAGTCCAAAAGCTGTAATCTGCTGACATATCACCCGTATAAAATCGCCCTGTCATATATCCACCCGACATTATGTCTGGATATGTAAGCATTACAACTGCACCCTTGTTTTTGCAAAAATTTGCAAGCTTAGAAGCCTCTACCCACGAAAGCATGGTCCAAGTAAAGCTTAGAGTACGTTTCTGTGCAATAATATCCTTTGACATTGAACCGTCACGAGTAGAGCGACCGCTCTCATCACTTGATAAGTCTGATAACTGCCAAGTACAACCTGTCGGAGAACTCATTTCAATACCGTTTATTTTAAACATTCAAAGCACCTCCATAACGCCTATTTTTTCTCTTACGAACCTTAACAATTTTTCTTTCTATAAGCTCGCTATCAAGATATGTATTGTTTACATACTGCGTTTCTTCGCTGTTGAGCAAATCATATATTTTCTGCAACATTCTAATAACCCTTTCATCACAAACAGTTGTTTGTTGAGTTTCTGCTATCATACCTTTCAACTTAGATAACGGCGAAATAACCTCCGGGTCGCTTGAAGCGTTGGGGTTATAACCGACCATAGCTAAAGTCGGAGCAGTCGCCAAGCCACCTTTGGCGAGCTTAGGTATTAGGGGTGGTTCTGCTGGCATTGAAAAGCTCCAATCCTGACCAAAGAGGCTACCTAATGCACCTGAAATGCCGCCTATCGAATCAACAATGCCTTTAACGGCGTAATATATACCAGACCATAGCATATTTATTCCGTCAATAATGAGATTAATTATGAATTTGATTATCGACCAAATACCATCCCAAATGCCCTTAAAGAAATCAGAAATACCTTTCCAAGCCTTTTCCCAATCTCCTGTAAATACGCCCGATATAAAGTCTATCAATCCACCTAATGCGTCTAATATTCCACCTATAACACCGCCTATAACACTAAAGCAATCTTTGCAGACCTCTCCTATTACATTAAATACTGTTTTAAAAACAGGGCCTAAAACTTTAACAATCCAATCACACAAAGGTTTTAAAAGTTTCTCCCATAGTGGATAAATAATTTCATTCCAAAGCTTTGTAATTACAGCGATTAGTTTATCGAAAATAGGCTTAAGGCAGTCACTCCACAAAGAATTTGCAAAAGCATAAATACTCGTTCCTACGCCTTGCAAGCGTGACTGAACTATACCGCTTGAATCTGCAACTCTTTTCATAGCCGCTTCGGCGCTTCCTTGTAAATCTCCGAAAGTCTGTTCAAGCTGAGAGTTTGCGGCATTAACACTTGCCGCTGATTCAACGCAATCTTTACCGAACTTTATTACTGCCGCCGCACTGAAAGCTGCCGCAGCTGCACCTGCTATCTTCTTAAAAGCTCCACTAAAAGAGCTTTTCATAGATTTAGCCGCATTATCAGCAGTCTTGTTTAAGTTTTTTAACGACTTTCTGAATTTAGACGAATCAAGATTCAGTTCAAGAGCTATCTGACCTACTATATCACTCAATATAATTCCTCCTTTCGCCTAAAAATTCGCATAATAAAAGCGTACACCATTTCTGATGTACGCTTTTATTTTTTTGCGTGTGAATTTTAAAAATTCCATATACTTACTTTTTTACAGGCAAGCCGTTCCCGTCTTTGAATGTACCACTTAAAACTTTAATTATGTCATAAATATAACCAAAGAAAAAGCCTCCGCAAGTGAGTAGCCAGATAAAACTTGAACCAATTTTCCCAACATAAAAACGATGTATACCAAAAAAGCCGAGTGCGATAGCAAGTATTAAAGTTAGCTTTTTACTTTTCGGACTGCACGCAACACCTCTTACAGCATAACCAACATTATTTCGCTTTGGCGAAGCTTTTTCACTGCTTATAATATTCTGAACAATAATTGTTGGTTGACCTCCGCTGTTGTTTTGTGTTGGATACTCAAGTTCAGTTCTGCAATAAGGGCAAAGACGATACTCACTTCCAACTTCTGCACCACAATGTTTACATTGCATTTCACACAATCTCCTGAGAATTTTGTAATTATTTGTCAAAATATTACCATAAATCACAAAATTTTTCAAGAGTTTTGTCAAATATTTTATTTAGCCGCTGATATAAACATCTGTTTGAATTGCTCAAGAGCCATAGCTGAATCCTGTTGAGTAACTTGCTTTGCTCTGCGGTTTCTCCAATCTGAACGGATTTTCTTTTGATGTGCGGTGAAGTACTTTAGCCTTTCTGGGTCGTTTTCTGCTCGTATCTGCACAATTCTGCCAAGTGGTGAATCAGCACTCAAGCCACGCAGAAGCGAGCAAAATTCGTCCCATTTCATATGTTTGAAGTCCTCTGAATATATCCTGACCCCATACTCCGACAAAAACGAGGAAACTATTAAATCAAAGTCCTCTATTATGTCGTAGCAAGGGTCGCTGTTTCCCCCGGCTCTTCACCGCCTGCGACAAGCTCAACCGCTGATTGTACAAGAGTTGTGAAGTCCTCAAAATTAAGCTTTAACTTCTTGAGCTTCTGCATTTCTGCTTCATCAAAGAGAATATTGCACATATCGCTTATAGTTTCAGGTGTGACATTGCCGTTCAATTTTGGCAGGATTTCAAGAAGTGCTACTGCCTCATCATTCACTGTCAAAACTGTATCCTTGATTTTAATCTGTGGTTTCTGCTCAAAATTGAGCTTGTCTGTAATATCAATAATCTTTGCCATAATTAAATCTTCCTTTCTTAACCTGCTTGTGTTACTGTTGGCTTGCCTCTTGACATAAGGTCAAATTCAAGTGTACCTACTGCTGTGCTATCGCCTGCTCCGAGAGCGGTAACATTGATAACGACATCAAGTTCAACAACTGTGCCGTCAGGGAAAGTCCACTTAAGCACAGCATTACAATCTGTACCATTCAGAAAAGCCTTGCCAGCAACAAAGTCATTACCTGTGTCGCCAATATTACGCTTGCCGGATACTGAAATTGTTATAGACTTAGCTGTTTTAAGTCTGTTTGTCCAACCTCCAGCTTCGTATGGTTTCCATTCTTCTACGCCGTCATCAAACGATACTGAAAAGCGTTCCATATCAGCTATTGTGTTTGTAGATTCTTTGCTTGCACCAATCGCAAACTGATTTTCATAACAAGGAAAAACACCTGATGTTATATTTGCCATAAATAATTACTTCCTTTCATAATAAATATCAAATTCAATTACATATTCGTAAATGCCGTTATCATCTGTTCCTACGCTTACAGGTTCAGACTGCAACAGCTTTATAAAATATACTTTCGTGTCATTAAGCAGAAATGAAGAAACCGCCTCAAGCTGTTCGTATAACTTGTAAGCGGTTTTCTCTGTTTCTGTCGAATTTTTATTCCAGTGTATAAGCACCGAAATAGGTTTAATATTATAACTTGATTTACCACCGATAGCTCTTACAGCCTCGATTGTTGATTTACGCTGATAAACGCAAATTGCTTTTTCTTTGTTTGCGTCAAGCTTACCTGAGTAGTAATAGTCGGCAATATTAAACTGTTTGAGCCAATTTCGTATATCAGCTAAATAAATCATCTCATCAACCTTCTCATATTTTTTGCAAAGGATTTATTGCAGAAATCCTCGTGCTTTCCGCCCTTCTGCCAATCCTCGAACCAATGAGCCTTTGCGTTTGGATTCTCATCTTTTTTGAAATTGTATTCAGGGTGATAGTAAAGGCGGCGAGCATAAGGTGTTGAAGACACAATAGAAACTTTGCCTTGATTACTTTTTGATGTATCAACAAAAGTGCTTTCGTTCTGCAGTGCTCCTGTGTCTCTTGGAATAACCTGTGCTTGAACTACCTCCGTATGGAGTGCTTCTGCCGTCTGCTCAAGAGCTGCCTGTGCTTTTGCTGTAATAGCTATTATTGCTGTTTGATTTATCTTAATTTTTGATGTGACTTTCACTATATCAAGTCCAATCTCGTATAATTGATTGTGCCGTCAGGATTTCGAGCTTTTTCACCCTGATAGATTTTCCGCTTAACTCCATTCACAATAACCTCGCCGTTTGAAAGCGTCGATAATTCAGGAGCAATATCACCGACAAAATAAGCCTGTGCAGATAACTGCACAAGCTGTTTATCGGCTGTAAGAACGGTTTTAGCCTTGTCTTGATAATTGCATAAGGCATTGATTTCAAGAGCCTTTAGCGGTTCTCCGTCCTCACTTAAACCCTCTTGATACACTGTAATTGTAATCGGCGTAGTACATACAGATTTAAGCACCAAGCAAGGATATTTCATCTCAGCACCCCACAGCGCACAAGCCTGTTGACATAAGCCTGCTATAAGTAATCTGACGAACTATACAGCCATTTTTTACGCAAACACCTGTGTTATAGTCAAACTGCATTGATACGCCATTTATACCGTATGATTTAAGCACTGTATCAAGCATATCTGCATATTCATCATAGAACTGCACAATCTCACAACAGCACTCTGTTATTGTCTCTTTTTGATAATCGGTTAAATTATCAAAGCCAGCTCCGACAATGCGATTATAGGTCAGAGTGTCAATTATTCGACTTGCTTTATGGACAAGATTATCAAAGCTTTCAGGCACTACAGTATAATACTTTAAATAGTCGGCTTCAACAGCGTAATTCTGCATAAATCATCACTCCACATAAGAACAGTAGATACCTGCAAGCTTGTTTTCATAGCAATGTGCATAAAGGTTATTGTTGCGGTACTTAAATACATGGCTGTCGCCCTGCTGGTCCTGGTCTGGTGAGAAATACTTGATGTACTGGTCGATAGCACAAACCGCTGCAGATTTTTCAACGCAGAGGAAGTTTACATTTTTACCCACACCAATAAGCTCATAATATGTATTCAAAGAGGATTTTGCAGGAGAGGAAACCTCAGAATAAACGCCGCCACTTTCAGTGTAATACTTCTTGTCCTTTACAATGTCTGTGTCTTTAGTTTTTACATACTGACCCTCGGCTTTCTTGTAACCGTAATTTGTAGTACCGTCATTAAGAGTTATTGCAGTATACATTCTTGTCTGAGGTACTTCGATTATGCTCGAAAACTCAGAAAGAACTGCCCTTGACTGTGTTGTATCAAGGTCATCAATGCTTGCTCTAAGTGTCGGTGTGATGAAGAGTATACGGCTTTCTGTTGGTACTTCTAATTCGTCCATTGTGTTTGAGCAAGCGCGCAAAGCACTGACAACTTCCGAACCATTCGAAAGCTTTTCAGCCTTTGTTGTAATACCCTCTGTGCTGCAAATCTTTGCAATTCGTGCGGCATCTGTTTCAGGTACAACCTTAGTACGGATAAATTCGCCTGAAAGCTTTGCAAATGGAGTTTCGAGAGCCTCGTCATTATCAAGTCTATCAATTCTTAAATCCTGAGAACGCTCCTTATCATACTTGACTGTCTCCCACACAAAAGATGTAGAACCCTTTGTATAACCGTCGTTACGGCTGAAATCGCCAAGTCCGTCCATATCAAGCTTAGCAATCTTTATTTCGCCATTACTGCCCTTTTTTACTGTTACCTCATCGCCCTCAAGGATTGAAGTTTTACTTGCTTCCTTATAAACCTCGTCAAGCAATGGAAGATATACTGTTGATAATTCAATATTATTCATAAAATTTCCTGCCTTTCTTAATTTTTAAGCCCGAATGCTTTTCTAAGCATAGCGTTCTGTTTTTCTTTGTCTTCGCTGTTATCGCCGTCAGCACCGATTTTTTGAAAACCGCCCTTTGATGTTTCGCCTTTAAGCTGAGGAACATCTTCAAGGACCTTGCTTACAGCTGATTTCAGCTTTTCGTCATCAATTTTACCGCTTTCATCAGTAACGCCCGAAAAATCAGCCAATTTTAAAATATACGGTACCGTATCGGCTGAAATACCAAGCTTGAAAGCAGTAAGCGTTGCTTGCTGATTAAGTCTTGCGGTCAGCTCTGACTGCTTGTACTGCTCGATTTGAGCCTGCATAGCACTAACATCAGGCTTATTCTTTTCCCTATTTGTTTTATAGGTATTTATCGCCTGTGTAATTTCCTCCTCGGTCATTCCCTGCTGTGCAAAGTATGACTTCAAGGCGGCATTGCTTGCTCTCTGTTCTCTCGCCTGTACCATACTATCAAGCTGTTCCTGTGTATAAGTTGCCTGTGTTCCGCCTTTGGCAGCGTTGTCCTCTCCGCCCGTATTATTCTGCTGAGCGTTAGCAGTCTGTTGTGTTTGCTGTTCTGACATAATATTTTCCTCCGTTTTATGCCCGTCGGCTTATTCCTCAGCTTTTAATGCCGTCAGAGTTTTGGGCATTAAAAAAGCACCTTGATTTCTCAAAGTGCTTAGTTTCTTTTTATGAATCGTTCTTCGATAAACCTGCGTA